AGAGACGCCGAGTCCGAGTGGTTCCTGCCAGACTCGAGGCTCGACGCGGTGGAGTGCGTAGCCTTGAGAGTAGGCCAGTCCTTGGACGATGCCGTAGTTCTCGTGGAGTGTGGCGACGGCTGCGGCCGGGGTGAGTTTGGAAACGAACTTCGGCACCTTCTCGATCCAGATGTGGGAGTCTGAGAGTTTGAGGTCCATGAGGAGTTCGTGGATGTCCGGCACGGATTCCGGCATTGGGAACAGGAGGATCCTGTCTTGGGTTTTGACTGCGAACCCGCCGTTCACGCCGGGGTCACAGGCTACGATTGTTCTGTTCATTGGTTGGTGGTTGCTTCTGGGATCTGATGGTGAGTTTGTGGCCTACGAAGACTCCGAGGAGTGTGAAGATCGGGAGGATCGCGGCCATCGAGATGATCGTGAGCGCGGTGTTCATTGGATCGAGCATCCTAGTTGTTGGTAGCACTTGATCCGCTTCTTGGCGTGGGCCTGGGCGAGAGGATGGAAGTTGTCCTTGAAGTCGTGGATGAACGCCTCGTCCTTCCCTTCGCATCTACGCAGAGCCCTGCTGGCCCGCTGGATTGTTTTCTGTGCGCTCCTGCCACCGGACACCATCACGAGTGTGCGGACGTTTGGAAGGTCCAGTCCCTCGTCGGCCAGCGAGGTGGCGATCATGGCCTTGATGTTGCCAGCCTTGAACTCTTCCATGGCAGCGCGGCGAGCCTTCTTCGGCATCTTGGAATGGACGAGGATGGAACCATCGATTGCTTTCGCGTACTCCTCACCGAGGGTCACCCTGGGGACGAGAACGAGGGTTTGAGGCTCGCACTTGGCGAACATGATTGCGGCGGCATTCCGGTTCTTGTTTTGGCAGATACCGATGTCGGTGATGGCTTCCCAAGCGCACATGGCGCGGAGTTCCTCGTGTCGGATCCGCATGTAGCGTTTGCGGTCGGTGAAGAGTTTCTCGATGTGGTCATCGATCTTCTTCTGGATCATGAAGTCCGTGGCGGAACACATCATGACGGTTGCGTGGGCCAGAACTCCTGCCAGCTCCTCGCGCTTGATCTCGTAGACGCTATCTCCAAAGAGCTTGAGGAGGATCTCGTTCCGCTTGAAATCATCGCCCCAAGGGGTGGCATCGAAGCCGAATCGGATACCTTTACAGGACTCGATGATCCTGCGCCACGACTCGGCAGGTGCATGCTTTGCCTCGTCCACGATGATGACTTTCTTGGATGAAAAATCGACCGACTCGTGGGGGCACCGGACCTCGATGCGAGAGTGATCAACGCCCACAGCTTGGAGCGAAGCAATCGCCTGCTGGCAGGTTTCGCGGGTAGGTGCGAGCCAGCCGAAGCTCCAATCTGGCCATTGGCAATAGTGCTTGATGATGGAGGAAGCGATGAGTGTCTTGCCGCTTCCTGCCGGGGCGATGATGAGACCTCCGCCCTGATTGGCCCAATCGACAGCTCTCTGCTGGTAAGGGCGCAGAAGGAACGCTTGCGCGGGTTCCTGTTGTGATGAATCTTTGTCGTGCATAGCGTTTCGTTGCGCTTTGTTTGTTTGTTCTATTGCACACCCCCGGAGGCTGGAACCTCCGGGGGCTTTGTTTTGGATCAGAACGCCTCGTCAGCGGGGGTCTTCTTCATCCGCTTCACGCGCAAGGTGGTCTGTTCGGCACCGTTCTTGTCGGTGTACTTCTCCTCTTCGAGGACGATGTTGAGCGAGAGCCCCACGAATCCTTGGAGGAAGGCGAGGAAGGCACCTGGGACCGAGAAGTCGAACTCCTTGCCGTCATCGATGTTGGCATCGGTGGCGGAGATGAGCGACTGGACGCGCCACATGAGGGTTTCCTTGAGGGTGAACCGGTCGCTGACGGTCTCGCCGCTGGCAGCCTTGTAGCGGAGGGTGACGACGGGGTTGCCGTACTTGTCGAGGCCCTCGTCCTTGGCGGAGTTGACGACGACGGTGTATTCGCCGGGACCGGCGAAGGACTTCACTTCTGCTTGGGAACGATCTACTGTGAACTTCATGGTGTTACTGGTTTTCGTTGTTCTTCAAAGCCCACGCGGGCAGAGAAAGGGTTTCGGTTGAGGAGGAATAACAGGGCCAAGAGTTGAGGGCTTGGCATTCGCGGAAGGTGGCGAGCTGAGCATCGATGATCTCGTTGCCGAGGTCGATGGCCTGCTGATCAAGCTCGTAGCAGGCGATGCCGAAAGGCGGCTCCTTCTCTGCTGCGATGAATACGAAGCGGCGGATGCAGGTGATGCGCTGATACCAAGCGGCTTGGACATGGTAGCGGAACTGCGCGACGGACTTTGCGAACGCCGATGGCGATGCGTCCTGGGTGGTCTTGAGGTCGATGATGTAATCGTCTCCGATGCCATCGAGTCGGGCTTTGACCTCGATGCCGTTCCAGTTGTCGAACCAAGAGGTCTCTGGCTCGATGCGGTGGATGAGTTGGGCAGCGGCAGGGTGTGCGTGGACGGATGCCGCGAGGTGGTTGATCGAGTCCCAAGTCTCTGCTGCCAGAGGGGTGTGGCCTGAGTCGAGGATGGCCTGCCAGATGGCCTTGCCTTCCTTGGTGCGCTTGTCCCCGTTGAACGGCTTGTACTTCTGGATGAACAGTTCTGGCTCAAGGACAGCCATGTGAGCGGCGGTGCCGAACTCCATGGCAGGAGTGGACTCCTGCTTGGCATCACCGTCCTGCCATGCGCGGAAGTGGGCTGGCGACTTGCGGAACTGGTCGAGGCCAGACTTGGAGAGAGCGCGTCGGGCGTGGTAATCCGCTGCCGCCATCTGTTTGAACTTCACGGTGCGACCTCCACGGTGGTCTCGACGGCGGGAGCCGGGAGCTTGGAGAGGATGAGGTCGGGCCGCTTGATGTACTTGGAAGCGGTCACGTCGTCGATGTCTCGGAAGGTCTGACCTTCCTTGATTCGTCCGGCACCGATGAGGAGTTGGTTCACCTCGGTCTCGCGTGACTCGAAAAGCTCTTCGAGTTTGGAGGTGATGTCGAAGGACTTGGCCGGTGTGACTGCGACCTCCGAAGGAGCGGGCTGGAAGTCCTCGGTTTCCTCCGGGGTGTAGATCCCGGCGACGACCTCGGGCGCGAGCATGCGGACTGCCTTGGAGATGCAGCGGGCGCGGAGCATGGCGGACGGATCCTTGGCCCACCCGGAACCCGGCTTGGCTGGGAGTAGGCCAGCGGTGCGGGCATCGTTCTCGGTGAAGCCGATCTCGCACTCGTTGCCATCGTACTTCCAGATGGCGATGGCGGCTTTCGAGTCGAACTGCTTCCAAAGGACCTTGCCTCCGCGAACACGGTATCCTGCGAGCATGGCATCGGAGCGCATGCTCAAGGATCCGTTGATGATGTGGTACTCGCGCTTGAAGTCGAACGGGGTCTTCTTCTCGGCGGCGCATTGCCACGCGATGAGTTTGCCCTGCTCGACCTTGGTGCATCCGAGCATGCCGGATGATGCGATCCACTCGCCCATCTTCTCGATGGCGGTGATGGGGTCCGAGATCTTGTCGTACATCTCGGATGATGGCTGCGTTGTCGTTGCGATTGCGTTCATTGTTTGTCTTGTTGATTGCGGAGCATCTGCTCGACCACATCGGAGCGGACCCGGATGACTTGGCTGGTGGCCTTCATCGCTGGGAGCCGCCCCGAACGGATCCATCGGCGCACGGTCTCGGGGTGGACCCCGAGAGCAGTGGCGATCTGCTTCGTTGAGAGGAGTTTTACGCTCACGGGGCAGATGTTGCACCGTGTCGTACTCTGCCGCAAGGAAAATGTTGAAATTATTCCTCGCGTGAATCCTCGCCGATGTATCGGCGCAGGAGTTCGATCTGCTGCGGCTGCGGTGCGCCCGCGATTTTCTCCAAATCCTTGAGGAAATCCTGACGTTTTCGGAGACCCGTCACTCCGGCACCCTTGGCGAACACCTTGGCCACTGCGGAGTAGCCGAGAGCCGCCGCAGCGTTTCCGAGCATGTTCTGGATTCCCTGCGTGACGTTGCCCGTGGCGATCTGGGTGGGGGCTTGAACGACTGCGCGTCCAACCCGTTCGAGCGCGGCACCTCGGACCGTAGATCCGGCCATTCCAGCAGCCTGTCGAGCCTCCTCGATGACTCGGAATCCTGGGATGAACGTCGAATCGATCTGGTTCATCAGGTTTCTTCCGATGATTCGTTCCACGTTGTCTCGCATGGCTGGATCGGCCAGCTCGGTGAGTGATCCGAGGTTCGCCACGCGGCCTTCGGAGCTTGCTTTGAGGAGCAAGTCCTCGATTTCACGCGCCCTGATGTTCAGCAGGGTGTTTTCGGCAACCTTGGAGCCTGCCACGGCCTGCTTTTCGAGGGTCTTGATGACCGAATCGACCGTTGCGAGGTCGGGCAGGGTGCGGACGGCGCGAGAAGCGACCGCGAAGCCAGCGGGGGTGCCAGTCTTGAGGAGTTCCAGAACTGCCTCAGGGCCTTTCGCCTGAGCTGGGTCGAGTTTCTGGACGTATTGGACGAAGCGATCGAGTTCCCGCTTGGTTCCGAAGCCAAGCTGCTGCAATCCGCCGCCGCCCTGTTTTGAAATGCTGTTGAGATCGCCAGCGAGCTTCAAAAGATCGACATCTCCTGTGACGGGATCAATGGATCGATCGACGATTCCTGACCGAGTGATGTCGGCCAAACGCTCCGGGGCTGGCACGTTGGCGACGTTCGCTTTTCTGAGGTCTTGCAGCAGCGTGTAGGGATTTGCGAAGCCTGGAGTTTCGGTTCCTTGGCGAGCGACACGGCCCGTGAACATCTCAGCCATCTGGCCGGTCTCCATGGTTCCCGGCTTGAAGGCTTGGACGACTCCGAACTCGTCGAACCTTGGCCGGAACTGGCTGTAGAAAGCATTGGCTTCCTTGAGGGCAAGAGCCTCGGGCTGCCCTAGGAAGTACGGGGCTTGGAAGTCGATGGTTTGGGTGATCCGCTTGGCGACGTTGCGGATGTCGCGCTTCGCAGCCGTACCGAACGCTTGGCCAGCGACATCGGAAGCGTCGTAGAGCTGGTCTCGGATTGCCCTGAGGTCGTTCAATGAGGCCGGTGTCTTGCTGGCAAGGATCTCTTCGAGCTTGCGAAGATACGGGGTGAAGACACGGCTCTGCTCTCCGGTTTGGAGTGCGGGATACTTGTTGAGCAGGCCAAGGATCTCGTCCTCGACAGACCCTACGTTCTGGCCTGCTGGGAGGCCGAGATCGAATGCTGGCGTGTTCTCGAATTGTTTGACCGGTTGGTAGAGTTCAGCGGATCGATCTGTGAACGCTTTCTTGGTGCTTTGGATGACATCCTCGACCTCTGCACCCATGGTCGCTGGCTGATACTGGCGAACGCCTCCGCCACGGATTCCACCCTTGAGGGTTTCGACCTCGATGGCCTTCTGGAACGCTTGCTGGGCTTCCTTGAGAGCGTCTTGAGCGAGGCTCTTCTGGGCTTCTGAACGCGCCTTTTCGACGGCACCGAATGCAGAGGTGACATTCTGCGCTTCGTTGGCCAGTCGTGCGCCGGTTTCTGGTCCGAGATCCCCGATTGTCTGGGCGATCCTGTTGACCAGATTCGGATAGTTCTCAGCAGGAACCCCCATGACCCCTTGGACAGCTCTCGCAATGGCCTGAGACTGGTCTTGGAGCTGTTTGCGAAGCTCTTGGCTTCCTGTCTGGGCCGCAACGCGAGATTCCAGGCCGGCAAACTCGGGGAATGCCTGACCGATGGTGGCTTGAACTCCGGGTCCGATTCTTTCCACCTCCGATGCCCGCTGCATTCCGCCTTGGACGAACTCTCCGAGAGCCCTTGATCCTGCTGAAAGCCCTTGAAGGAACCCGACCGGTGCAGCGGATTTTACGAACTCACCGGCCATCTCCATCCCACCCGTCTTCCCTTCGGCTGCGCCTCCTGCCACGCCTGCTCCTCCGGCAGCGAGGATGGTCTTGATGGGGGCACGGCTGATGAGCGGAGCAGCACCACGGATCGTCGCGCCCAAGATTTCTCCGCGTCGATACTCTTTGTCCTCGGCAACCCTTTCAACGGTCTGCGCGCCGGCTTCTCCTAGGCCAGCGGCCCCGCCCGTGATTGCTGCGGTTCTGGCAAGAGCTGCGAGTCCACCGACCGGACCCGTGGCCAACCCGGCACCAAGCGGGACGCCGTAGCGGAGAAGTGCTGGAACCACTTCTTCGGAAGTAAAAGCCGCAGGCTGAAGCGGAGGAGTAATGAATCCACCGCCACCAGCACGGGCAGCGGCAGTGGCCATCGCAATCCTGCGCTGTTGTTCCTCTTCCGTAAGCTGCGGCTCTGCCGCTTGAGAACCGGCAAGTTTAGCTTCGAGTTGGGCCAATTCGGCCTCTTCAGCAGCGGTAAGTGGCATACAAATAAATTACTGTTGAGCCCTCTTCTGTTGGAGCTGCCTGAGTCTTGCTGACTCCTCGTTCGACAACCCTCTGCGAGTCCCACCCAGATTCCCAAAGTTGAGTTGCTCACGAGTCGTGAGCCATTTCTGGCGGGCGTCTTGAACAGTCTTCTCGAGTTCCGCAGGAACCTGGATACCGAACTGCTTGTAGTCCTCGTTGACCACATCGCGGCTGAACACTCCGTCGAGGAACTGAACCATGCGCGGCAGGAAGTTGGCCGACTTGGGATCAGCGAATTGCTGCCTAGCAGATTCAAGCTCGTTGCCGGTGAGCGAAGCACCGAACAAATCTTTGCGCTTTCCTGCGACGACAGCCTCGAACTGCTGAACGATGTCGTTGATGGTTCTGAGTCGAGAATCCTCGGCTCCGTACTTGTTTTTGATTCCGCGCAACCAGCTTTGGAATCCGTTGAAGTTGTCCTGAGAAACCTTCGCTAGGTTCTCGGATCCAGCCAGAGACGACAGAGATGTCGCAAGGTTTTGCGCTCCACCGAGCATCTCCCGGTATTTGACCAGCGATTCGCGTTCCTTTGGCGTAGGAGCCTGAGTGACACCGGCAATCATGCGGTTGCGAGCGTCTTTCTGAGCATCCGTCGGGAGATCATAGAACAGGGTCTTGAGCTTGGTCTGATCGGGGGAGTCTTTGCCAGCCTCGACATTGAACTCATCGATCGCCTTGCGTTCAGCTTTTGCCTTCCGATCAAAAGCTCCGACGTAGGATTCCTGCTGATACTTTCGACCGTAAATGTCGGCTTGGGCAATCGCCTGCTCTGGAGTAAGCGACTCAATGTTCATCGGGCTAGGAACAAAGCCCATTCCCTGCAAAGCAGTAAGTTCAGCCTTTGCTTGAGAAGCCCTGCTTTCGACAGGAATCCTGCTCTGGGTCTCCATGCGGATACGCTCAAGCTGGCCTCGGAGTTCTCCGGTGGGCGCACCAGTGCGAGGAGTCGCTCCGAATCCACGAAGCTGGGCTTCCAGCGAAGGACGCTGGATTTCCTCTTCGGCACCAGCCATCGCCTTCTTCTCGGCAAGCTCGACCTGTCCCTTGGCCATTCCGGCTTGGAAGGTCGGTTCGGCTTCGTAAGGCGAAGGACCGATTGATTGCCCCAACCCAAAGATTCGACCCTGCTGCCCTGCGATCTCCTGACGGAGCCGCTTCTTCTGGAAGTCGGCCATCCTCTCCTCGAACGTAGCTCCCTCAAGCTGTCCAACGTTCTGCTGGAGCGCGTTAATCATCAACTGTCTCTCAAGGGCTCGTTGCTCGTCCCGCTTCTGGAGTTCCTCTTGAAGCAGAGCCCTGCGAGCGGCCCGCTGCTGACGGATCTGCTCGTTGGTCCCGGTGAGTTCGCCGGCAATTCCTCCGGTAAGCATCGACAACCCCTTGAGTAACGGGTTGATCCGCTGCGTGGCCTGCTGTTCTAGATTTCCAAATTGAGGAGTAGCCATTTACTTCATCCTTTCAAACATCCGTTGTTCTTCGAGAAGCGACTGTTTTGCGTAGCGCGGACCCATGCTCCGCATGGCGGCTTCGAGGATCAGCTCGGGATCGTAGTTGATGTCTCGGAAGATGCCGGGAGCGAGCCGTTCGACCGCCCGACGCATGGGCGACTCGATAGTTGTCGGCCTCAACGTTGAAACAACCGGGACACCAGGTGTTGCTGTAAGAACCGATGTGGTTGTCCTTGCCGGCTCGTTGAACTGGAACTCGGAAATCGGAAACGGGTCATACTTGATCGGTTCAAGGATGACGCGAGCGGGAACATATTCGCTGGTTTCCTTTGGCGTCTCGGTCCCAGGAGTGACCGTGGTCGGAGTCTGGTTGAGCAGAAGCTCATCCATCTGTTTTGGAGTGAGCTGTTCGACCCGTATGTCTGGAGCCCCACCACCGGTCCCCGCTACTGGAGCTGGAGAGATGGTTTCCTTGTCATCCTTTACGGTTCCGATGACGTTGTACCTGTCTTCGGTTTTCGGATCGAGAGGTCCCCCGATGTTTGCTGCCGCGACCTTTGGTTGTTCCGGGGTGAATCTGGTAACCGCAGGTGCTGCGGCAAATGATGCCGGGCTGGCGAGCGAAGGCGTGGGAGCAGGAGCCTGAGGCATCTGGAGTGTCGCCAAGCCCGCGTTGAGATTTGGAGGAACGTCAATCCTAGCAGGAGGAGTCGGAGCGGCGTAGGCAATGCGTTCCAGATCGCTGATCGCCGGCCCCTGATCCTGAGGAGGCTGCAACGTGGCCAACCCCGTGGACAGATCGATGGGGTATCGACCGAGAACTTCCGCGCTCGGGGTGAACCCAAGCTCGGACGCCTCTCCGCCCTCGGGAAACAAGAAGTAGCTATCCAGCGGTTCGGCCATAGATCAACCCCCGTAAGGACTGTTGAATCCTCGATATGCACTTCCGAGGCTTCCAATGCCTTGAGTCAGGGCACCGAACACAGCCAACGGAGATCCGGCTTGCGAGGCTTGGTATGCGTTCTGGGCGTTCTGCAACGCGAAGCCGGTTCCAAGCTGTGCGAGCTGACCCGGACCTGCCTGCTGCATTCCTTGGATGAGCTGGGGAGGAGCGAACGGAGATGCACCCTGCTGAAGTCCGGGGAGCTGAGCGGCCTGCGAGACAATCGGCTGGAGACCAAGAGCAGACTGGATGTTGGCGGTGTTCTGCTGCTGGACGCTCTGACGCTGCTGCTGCGAAGCCATCTGGCCCGCGAAGGTCTGCTGCTGGGCGGTATTCCGTTGGCCAGTAGCGGCGAGGATGTTCTGGAACGACTCCTGCGCCTGCCGATTGGCGACATCGCTGGTCGTCTGGCCAGACTGAAGCAGGCTCATGGCCTGAGCCCTGCGCTGCATGTCCGCGTTGGCAATGGCCTCGCTGACGGCACGAGCCTCGCGGAAGGACTGGATGTCGCTCAGTGCGGCACCCGTGGTAGTGCCACGGGCTCGAACGGCTTGCTGAGCAGCGCGGATGAGCGCGGGATCTGCGGTTCCGGCCTGAGCGAGACCGGCGGAGATCTGACGCTCGAGATTGGATCGGATCCGCTGCGCTTCACCGACATCTTGGGGAGCGGAAGGAATCCCTACCTGCTCGTACCGAGGAGCTTCGATCTGATCCTGCGCGATGGGGCGTTGACCGATGTCCTTGAGGAACGTCTCGTAGAGTCCGTACCTGGTAGGATCAAGAGCTTGAAGCTCTGCTCGGCGTTGCATCGCCGTTGCCTCTCCAAGGGTTGGTCCGCCTGGGGAAACCCTTTGCTGAGACGCTTCGTACTGGGCGCGAGCCTGCTCAGGAGCCATCTCGGCCAGAGCCCTTCCGATTGCCCTCGTCTGAGCAATGTCGGACATCGGACCGAAATCAACGGTCTTGAACTGTCCGGTTGCTTTCCCGTCTTGATAGACAGGAACATCGACCTTTGCGCCGATTCTAGACGCGGCTTCAATTTGGCGGATCAGCGGAAATGTTTCCGCCTGTGCCATGACCGCTTCCCGGTTCGCAGCAGCGTAATCAGGTGCCCTGTAATCTCCTCCCATAGCAAATCCTATCGTTCATCAACAGTTTGAAGTACCGCTCGAAATCGTACAAACGCGAAACGCCCGTGTAGACGTTGGTTCCGCCCATCTTGGTGACGTTGGGGGAACACCGCGCTTTCATGGCCAGCCAGAGTGTCTGGACCGCCATCGGCTTGCTGGTCACAACCACCTCGATCCAAGCGATGTGACCGTTCGGATCATCGTTGTAGATGTCCTTGGATTCCTCGATGGAGTTGAGGAATCGGACGGCCCCTACGCCAACGCATTCGTCACCATCCATGACGATGCCGATCTGTCGTTTGGAATTGAAGATGCCGATCCAGTTGAGCAACTCGTCATTGTTCCATGTGGAACAAGTAGGCCACTTCTCTTTCAGCAGTTTGGCCGCCGAGATGATTGTGGGATGAGCGTTCACTGTTGGGGTCGAACGGAATCAACGAACCCTGACAGGATGGTGGACTGCAAGCAAAGTCTTCCGCCCGAGTTGGTGTTCACCTTGAACTGGATGGTGTTCCAGCGGCCCTTGCTGATCAGGTTGTAGGCTTTGAGGAACTTCTGCGAAGCCGTGATGTTCAAGGCTGGGTCGATGGTCGAGAATGTCCCGCTCATGTCCTTGGCGTAGGAGACGCTCACCGGAACATTCTGCGTGGTGTACGGGTTGTCGAACGCAAGCTGGACGCTGTACCCGATCTTGTCGGGGATCGGCTCGTTGAGGTTGTACGCCTTGGTGATGACGCTCGACTCGTAGGTTGCACCGCCGTCGAGGTATGCGGACGTGGCGACCGGTGAGAGCCGGGTGTTTGGCAGGTAATCGTTGAAGGACCAGACCTGGCCGGATGCTGCCGACACGGAGATGATGTCGCCTGCGAACATGAGGACGGGACCGAACTCCGAGAATGAAGTTGGGATGAAGTCGTTGACGATCCAGTTGTCCCAGTAACCGAGCCAAGAGCGGGCCAGCGAGTGGTAGACGATGACGGCGTTGTTCTCGTTCAGTGCGCCTTCGAGGGATACTTGGACGGAGTTCTCGGTAAGCAGTGCGCTCTCGTTTTCGGTTCCCAGAATGTACGGGTCTTCTTGGACGAACGGAACGGCCAGCAGGTAGCGGTTGTTCCAGAATGTTCCGTCGCAGAGATCGAGCTTGGTCTTGTTGATGCGGCTGATCAGGTCGTTGATGGGCGACGAAAGGGCGAGGCCGACGCTGGTCTGTGTGCCGGCTTGGATTTGCTGGAGCGAACGGATGCCGTCACGAGACAGGAAGAAGACATCTGGTCCGACGGCGGCGATGGATCGGTGCGACGAGCATCCGATGTTGCCGCTGACGAGTGTGACCTGCCAATCGGCTGGGTCTTGGTTTGGGTCTGCGTCCACGGTCCAGATTGACCGTTCCTTGAACACGAGGAGTCGGAACCCGAACCAAGAGTAGAGGCCCTTGATGGGATCGCCATCGCCTCCGATGCGGATGGATCCGAGTGGATCCCATGATTCACCGTCGAGGATGTCCGAGAAGTAGAGGGTGTCTGGCGGCGTGGTCGTGTCTGCGCTTGCGGCCCAAAGCCTGTTGGAATGGCTGATGAGGTAGATGGGCTTTGACGGTGGCGTGAGCGAGACGTAGGCGACTGCGTGGGCACCGCCGCCTCCGCTGATGTTCACCGAAGGAGCCGTGGTGTACCCGCTGCCCGGATTGATGATGTTGATGGCAACCAGGTTGCCGTCGTTTGCGACGATAGCCTCGGCGGTTGCGGTGGTTCCGCTTGGAGGCGGAGCAATGGTGACCGTGGGAACATTTGAAAGGTTGCTCCCTTGGTTGATGACATCGATGCGGCTGACTTTGCCTGCTGTGATCGATGAATTGACGTTGCCGGAACTGATGTATTTCAGCGACCCAACCCCGTCCGAATAGAAGAGCTTGTCGTTGAGTTGGGCGAAATAGACGTAATTACTGGACGAGCTGACGGTCGATCCTGCGATCTGAGAGTAGACTGTCGTTGGGGATCCCCAGTACAGGCTCTTGGTGGATGTGTCGTTGACCGCGATGACGAGGCGTTCGGACGCTGCGGTGTCGAAGTAGAACCCGGAGAAAACCGTGGCGTTGATGGGAAGGTTTGATCCGTAGGAAGACGAGATCGTTTCCCAGTTTTCGACAATGTTCTCCCAGTTTCCGACGATGGGATTGCCGGCAAGCGAGACTGTTCCCAAGCGTGTGACGATGTTTCCGAAATCGTCGTAGTCCATGTTGATGGCCGACTCCATGCTTGTGGCAGGGATGGCATCTGGACGGGTGGCCGAGATGACGCCGGTGCTGAACCCGCTGGTCCCGTCGAGGATCAGTTGGTCATCAAGAGCCTCTGATGCTTGGAATGGCATTACAGGATGTCTTGGAAGGTGTAGTCGTAGAGGCTGTCAGGGATGATGCGGCTGATCTGCTGCTGTTGGCCGCGCTCCATGTCCTTCATGATGGAGACCTGAGCAGCACCCTCTTGGAACTTGGCCTGCGCCTTCGCGTACTGGCGAGAGTATTCGAGGAGATCGCCCTCGGTGTAGGCCATCAATGCGTTCTCTACTCCGCGCAGCTCGAAGTCGCTGTCGTTGGAGATGGCCGTTGATTCCCCGAACTGGCGCATCTGGGACTGCTTCTTTCCCAGGATGAAGAGTGTCCCATCGGTGTTGGGGGTTGGGACGAGTTTGATGCGCGGGACGCCGGCTTCTCCGTAGGAAGCCCCGATGATCCGCACCCAGTTGACGAAGTTGTTGGGGGTGGACTTGCGGGAGTCCACGTTGTTCCAGGTATTTGGATCGAGCTGGAAGAACGAGACCCATTCTGCGGCAGGGATCTCGATGCCATCGGTTTCGCCGGTGACCGTGAACCGTGCGGCGACCGGGAAATCGAGGAACATGTTGTACCCTGACCCGGAGGCGTAGGTGGCGGTGACGGTCTGATCGAGGGTGACGAGTTCGGTGCCGTTGGTGACCGGCGTGGAGATGACTCCGAGGGTATCGTTCCAGAGGCACGAGTCCCAGATCATCGAGTAGCGACGGATGCAGAACTTGTTGGCCAGCGTGATGGTGGCCGAGTCTGTGAAGGACAGCTTGTCGCAAGCCGCTTGGGCTACTTCGGATGGTTTCATGCGAACTCGATCAATTCAAAGTGGACCTTGGCTTGGTACGTCGTGCCTGTCTGTCCAAAGTAGTATCCGCTTGGATTCTCAGCCACAACGACGGTCTGTGTTTGACCTGTGAGCCAGATCTTGAAGCTGTGTGTTGATTGGCTTGATGTGAACACGGATTCAACCAAGACATTCACAGGAGAAACGGCCGTGCTGTAGACGCCACCGACGGCGATGACGTTTGCTGGAGCCGAATACGGGTTTTCCACGATTCCGGCGTAAACGTATCCGGTAATTCCCATTCTGACCGGAATTGAAACCCTGATGATCGCCTTGTTCCCGATGTTCTTTGGGGTCCAAGTGTAAATCCAATCCGACCCCGATTCTTGTATTGCGGTTCCGACTCCTGTGGTCAGCGAAAGCGTTTGGCCTGCGGTTGTTGCGGTCTGGATGTCGTATGCGTACGCGAATCGGACCGGTGAAACAGCGGAGACGGTTGCAGTCTTGACCGCATTTGAAGCGGCCGAATCCCTGATGATTACGGTGTCGGCATTTACCGGAGTCGCTTTCGACGGCAGGTTGTTGATGGCGACTGTTCCTGCGGTGACGGTGAAAGAATCACCGGAAGCGTTTCCGATGGTGGTGTTGCCATTGACCGAAAGGTCACCGGTGATGGCCGTGTTGCCGGCGACATCGAGAGTGCCTGCGACGACGGTGTTTCCGCTGGCTGCTGCGACGGTGAACTTGGCGGCTCCGACCTCGAAGTTGCCGGTCGCATTGAGGGTTCCAGCGACCGCCGTGTTGCCTGTAGCTGCCGCGACGGTGAACTGGGTGCTGTTGACGGAGAAGTTGCCGGTCACTCCCAGGGTGGTTCCGACCGTGGCAGCACCGCTTGTTGAAAGGCTTGAGAGCGAGGTGGCACCGGTGACTCCAAGGGTTCCGAGGATGGAAGCATTTCCGCTCGTGGCATCGACGGTGAACTTGTTGGTGTTGACCGAGAAGTTGCCGGTGCAGGACAGAGTTCCTGGCACCGATAGACCGGCTGACAGAGTGGTGGTCCCTGTGACAACCAAGTTGCCTCCGACGGTGATGTTTCCGCTGGTTGAGAGGGACGAGAGGCTTGCGGCTCCGGTGACTGCGAGGGTGCCGGTGCTGGCCACTCCTGCGGAGGAGATCTGGAGCGCGGAATCGTTGCCGTTGCCATCGCTGATGGTGCGGAGCGATGCGGTCAGCGCGGCGTTGTCCGTCGTTTTGAGGAGCGACGTGTAGGTCGATGCTACGGTGCTTCCTGTGAGCGGTGTTCCCATATCAGGTTCGTAAACGGTTCTTGTAGGTGGATCTGATCCTCCACTGGTCCCTGTAGTTGCCAACGACATTCTTGGCGTCGGCCACGATGGGTGTGGTTTGCGAAGCGGCTATTACCGCTGCGGCGAGGTTCTCAGGGGAAAGCGGTGTGAATGGGCTGATGTCGCCGGCGAGGACGCCGATGGCGGTTGTGGACCCGGAATCGGTGAATGTGACTGTGGATCCGCCTGCCAGGTCGATGATGGCCCCGAGGGTGTCTGGACCGACGGTGAATGTGACCGTGGTATTTCCTGATCCGTTGATCGCTCCGGGCAGGGTGGCTGGGCCAACCGTGAATGTGACGGTGCAATCACCGGCTGCTGACGAGATGAGTTCGAGCAGCGAAGGCCCGACGGTGAACGTGATTGTCGATGACCCGTTTGCCGCGACACCTCCCGCCAGATTGAGTGGGTCTACCGTGAAGCTGGCACCGATGTAGGTGTATGCCGACATGGCTCCTCCTTGGTATGGGAGGTTCCATGATGATGGAGCGAGGTGGCCGTATGGGATGCCGGCCAGTTCTGAATTGATGCCTTCGCCTACGCTTTGATTCCTGAGGTCCGTGCGCCCCCACATGGAGCGCAGGGTGCCTGGGTCACCGCCGCGTTGCCGCAGCGGTAGCTGGCACAGGATCGAAGTGTTCTGCTTGAGGGCCATGTATCATCCCCAACCGAACTCGACGGCTCCGTAGAAGTTGGTGCTGGCACCGGTGGCGGCTCCTGCGAAGTAGAGCCAGACGAGGCAGGCCCCATCGACGACGCGAGGCAGGCTTGGAAGCTGGTTGAGGAGATCGCGCTCGGCGGAAACGGAGGCCGTGGTGAGCGGGAGTGTCAGGAGCGGTTTGGCGAGGCAGAGGGCTCCTGTTCCGGTGTTGGCGGCGGAGAAGGTTACGGTGGCCACGGTGCTGACCCCTGTGTCACCGGAAGCGAGCGGGAGGAATGGACCGTAGTTGTTGGCGGCTGTGCCGGAATGGCTGATGTGGCCCACGATTGCCGAAGCTGTCATGGAAACAGTCACGGGGAGCGAGCGACCGGATGTGGGCGTGGTGTTCGAGTAGCTGAGGCTGATGTTCTGTGCGGTGGCACCAGCGGCACTTGTCTGAACCCAGAACAAGCGGCATCCGGCTCCGTTGGTGTAGCGGAGGGATGGTGTTCCGGTGAGGGTTTGAGCGACAGCGGAGTTGTTGGAGATGCCCGGCCAATAGCCTTGCAGGTCCACGAGCATGAGCTGGGATGGGACGCCTGTGGCGACGGCGGTGACAGCTGAGACGTTGAGGATGTGCTTGGTATCGGTGCTGACGTTGCCGCCGTTCGGAAGCCCGAAGATCTGGGTGCCGTTGCCGGTAGTTTCGTCGCAAGTTCTCCAAGCGAGTGCGGTGCCGGCCCAAGCGTTGGCGATGGGAGTGCCGCCAAGGCCCGAGAAGTCGTACCATCGACCAGCGGTGTATGCGGCGGCACCGGTGATCTTGTTCCAATCGGATCGGAGAAACTTTCCGTTCGTCGTGATCTCGTTGACGAGATCGTCCATGGATGAGAAGCCCATTATCAGTTCCAGGTGAATTGCACGAACCCGCGAAGTGGCGCGAATGTCGTTGCGGTGTTGTTGAGTGCGATGAAGTTCAGATATGCGCCCGGTTGGATCTGCACACAGTTGGCCTTGCTTGTGAAGAACACGGTTTCCGCCTCTGTGTTCTGCTCGCGGATGAGATGTGTTGCAAGCGGTTTGACCAGAACGATGTTGCAGAATCCGCCCATGCTGGCGTTGCAGGTGACGGTTTGGATGCTTCGGATACCTCTGTCTCCGTTGGCGAGCGGGATGAACGGAGCGGCTGCACCTGCGACCAGCGTTGAGTTGGAGTTGTTGACGATGGTTCCGATGGTGCCGCTGAAGGTTATCCCGAAGGTGGTTGTCCTGTTGGACGTGCCTTCGCTGTTGGTGTAGGTGACGGTTACCGTTCCGTTTGAGACCATTGGAGCGGCCACAACGAAGTAGGCTTGGACGCCTTCACCGGATGTGTACCTGGTGAGACTGAGTGAATTGGTCATGTCCTGCGGATCGAGCGAATCCATGTCGATCAGCGGATAGAACATGAGGTAGTCGGCCAGTAGCAGGGTCAATGGGACCGATGCTGTGGATGTGCCTGCTGAGAGTGCGAAGAGGTGTTTGGTCTGGCCTGCTGATGGAGTTGGCCCGAGGTAGATGCCTTGGTTTGATTGACCCGTGATCGGAGTCGATTCGTACTGTGAACCGACGTATGCTTGGTACACGGGTGTGCCTGCACCTACGGCAGCATCGTACCATCGTGAAGCGGTTCCGAATGGAACGCTTGTCTTGAAGAAGAAGGACTGCCAATTCGCTGCTTCAGCGAGTGGCATTATTCCGGTGAAACCCATGAGTCAGGCTCTGGTTCTGGGTTTCTTGGGACTAGATCAGCTTGTGGAACGCCGTCTGGATGTTCCCCGCAGACGTGATAGGAGGGGTTGTCATCGAGCGGCCACAACTGCCGCAAGCAATGGGGGCAGAAGTAGTCCACATGATCAATCGACGGTGACGGTGAGGGCTGATGCGGCGAACTGCGGCTGGATGCCGTTGGAGACTGAGAGGGAGGAGGTGAGTGCGCCCTTGAAGAGGAGGTTGCCTGCGCCGGATCCGCTGTCGGTGCCGATGCCGAAGTGGGTCAGGGTGTTGCTGCCGCCGGTGCATTGAGCGAACTGGACGAGGGCGGCGTTGCTGATGGTGGAACTGGTGAGGGTCCAGCCGGAACCGGAGCGAACGACGCCGACTCTGGCGTAGCCTGTGTAGGTGGCCTCGTTGGTGTTCTGGCTTCCGGCTTCTCCGGGGTCAGCGGTGTGGAGGCTGATGTAGAACGAGCCTGCGACGGAGGATCCCTGTAGGCCACCGGTGTTGCCGATGTGCCCCCAGTTGTTGTTGATGAAGATGAGGTCGAGGAGATCCGCCTCGGCGGCGTTGGTCATTGACATAGCGTTGGAATCACTTGGTTTTCGGGAGAGCGTACCAACCAGCCGGGAGTGTCACGGTGGATGGCCCCACGAGTTTCTGATCTTTGTCGAATGCGTACACCTTGGCTTTTGTGGGCTTGGCCAGCATCACCGGGTCACCGTTTGGCACCAGGACCACCTTGGTCTGCTGGCAGGCCGGGAAGATCGGCAACGCGAGCAGCCAGATCATCCTTGAGAGCCTTGGGAGCTTGGCCGTGCTGGACATCGGTGGGTGGGGTTTCTCGGAAGAAGTCGAGGAAGGCTTTGATGATCTGGTAGATCCAGCCTGCGCTCATCAGTCCTTCTTGAGCGTGTTGTTTTTGACGGACCAAACGATGCCGATGACGGTGCTGAGTGCGCCGACGATTTCGACGATCTGCTCCGAGGAGGCGAGGCCCTTGGCGACGAAGAATCCGCCGGCGGCGGTGAGGGCGTGGCGGATGAGGGAGGCGATGTTGGGATTCATTTTAGGACGATTCGGACGAACATTTGGGCGAGAACGACGATGACCGCGAGGCCTCCGAACAGCTTCCACTGAAACTGTTTCAGCCCCTCGACACAGGCTTTGATGCCGTGGATGTCGGAGACGAGGCCGGAATCCTTGTCGCCGATGGTGGTTTCGAGGCGCACGATTCGGACTTCCAGTTCGTGGTTGTCGATGGGGGGCATGGACTACTGGGGCTTCTGGGAGTTGGCGGCGTCGAGGATGATGTCGACCAGCGGGACGGCTGCCTTGGCATTCTGGTAGCCGCCGGCCTTGATGGCGATGTCGATGAGCTGGAGGAGGCTATTGGCCTGCTCCTGAGTCAGTTTGATTTCAATCATGCAGCGGGAGTCTTGACCACGGTGTCCTCGACCGCAATCACCAACGGATCGGGTTCGACCCACGGCAGCGGCAGAGCAACCACGGGCGGGTTGATCTGGTTGTTGATCTGCGCGGTGACGTTCGCTTCGATGGCCGCTTGATCGACTCCGTTGGCGTAGCACCAGTCCAGCACCTGCGCTTCGGTCAACTGGTCGTAAGGCGTGAAGCTACCAGTCGGCGGAGCGAATGAGGTCGAGCCGTAGCACGTTCCGAAGAACGATTCCTGCGAGCCGTTGCAACGCCAATCGGCGGTGATTACGACATCGGTGTTGGAGCCGTCGGTCGGCTTGACGAGAAGGCGTTCGATGAGCCAGAGGATGGTCATGGTATTAGGGGGCGAGGGTGAGGTTGGTAGTGCGGGTTACACCATCGGAGCCGCGAACCGAGATGCGGAGGTTGGTGTTGGATGTCAGGTTGAAGACCATCCGGTTATTGGTTCCAAGCGCAGGAACCGCAGAGTTCACGTTGGAAACCGTGTTTCCGAGGCTATCGATAATGACAGCGTTTCCATTGTTTGTATTGAACCGAAGATTGAATCCCTCAACCGTCAGGTTTTGAAGCCCCGTGTTGGTATTGTTGACCGATTGCAGTCGGCAAACATCCGTTGCGTCCAGATAAGGATGAATCCGCAGCCAGCCACTTGCCGCACGGAAACGAGCGCATTCAGCAGCATCGGCAACCAAGCTGTCGAACTTTGCCGCCGGACTCACCCCCACGCCCAAGCCGGTGGAGTTGAGGGTCATGGCGGTGGACGCACCGATGTACCATGTATGCGGAGTGCCACCGTTTCCGATGGTGTAACGCTCAACACCATCCTCTTGGATTTCGTACTGAAGCGTTCCGCTGCGATAACCAAACTGCCAAGATTTCGCGCCGACCTTCGTGATTGTTTTGGCATAAATGCCAGCACTTCCTTCAATCAAGGCATTTCCGGTTCCAAAAATATGAAGCGAGTCAACCGGACTCACCGTCCCAATACCCACCCGATTGTTCGCCGCATCCACGAACAGCGTATTCGTATCCACCGTCAGGTTGCCGGTGATGGTGGCGGAGGCGAGCGTGGCGGTGCCGGAACAACCAAGAACATTGTTGATGCTGATCTTCTTGGTGGTACCAGAAGCCGCCATTGTCGTGTCACTCACATCGACAATCGGAAGCACATCATTCGCGGGATCAGCCGCAGTCAGTGCCGTAAGTGCTGTGATCTTCGTGTCGGGCATATCAATAAACGGTTAGAATGAACTTGCTTGAATCTTCGGTGAGGAGCAGATCAGTGCCCTGCTCAGTGGCAATTCGATCATAGGTTCCAAGACTGAGAACGATCTTGCTCGCGTCTTCCAACAGGACGAAGAAATCGTCTTCCTGCAACAGGTCCCGGCGCAGGATCGGAGGATCGATCGGAATGACGTTTCCGCCACCCGACGATGCCAACCGAGTTCCTAGAGCCAGGGTGTTCACGGGTCATCAGGACTGGATCACGCCATTCGTGGCCCACACCACACCGCTCGAAAGCTGGAAGCTGGTGATCGGCGCTTGAATCGTCACACCTGCAGGGATCGTCACGCTCGAAAAGGTGCCGACAATGTTCGTTCCAGAGATGCTGGAGATCACGGTCGGAGCCAGGAACGTCAGCGCAACGAATGGGCCGGTGTAGCTGGCTGTGTCCTGCACGAGTCGGCCACCAGCAATGCCCATCGAGTATTCAATGGCTAGATTGGATTCAATGCTCATATGTCCCAAATCTTGCGAATCTGATTCTTGGTGAAAGTGCTCTCGAAGCGCGAGCCCTGCCGATCCTCCAATCGGCTGAACCCTTTCTTCACATGATCCTTGAGTTCGGCCTCGCGGGCAAAACCGGTGACCCCGAAGCGGGCCACCGGCTGCCTCGTCCAGCGTTCCCCTTTGATCACAATGGAATCGGTTCCCATCGGAGCGATATGCTCGATGGTCCGGCCCTTGTTCTCGAAGGTGTAGATCGGCATCTTAGCCCTCCATCTCGCTGTCGTATTCCTCGGCCATCTTCTGCATGCCTTCTTTGTCCATGGGACCGGCCATCTCTTTCTTGTCCTCCTTGGACTCGTACTCGGCGGGCATGCCGTTGACGCTACGGATCTCGATGTAGGCTTCTCCGTTGTCGAGCTTCTTCAACACACCGCGAACATCATCCAGAACAACCTCGTCACCGACCTCTGGCATGGCCTGTTCGCCATCCTCCATGTCGGTGGAGAGAGCCTCGATAGGAATCGAAATCATGGGCGCATTGTTGTCGGCATCTTCGCATCCGCAAGCGGAATGAGAAGGGGCACCACCGATTGCTCGATGATGCCCCTTTGGGCCGACGGCGATCACCATGATGGTGGCCGTCTTGGGTTTCATTACAGCGTGGTCGAGGTCTTCGTGCGATGCACCAGGTACCAGGTCGGGTTGCCGGTGGAACCGGTGTTACCAGCGGCCAGACGGAGCGTGGCGAAGTAGAGCTTCACGCCAACGGTGACGAGCTGGTTCAGCGGGTCGCTCTTGTCCGGGGTGTCGGTGATCACGATCTTCGGGGAGAGCGGATCATCACCGGTCAGGGCGGGGATACCGAACGCCTCGTTGCCGAAGAAGAACGAAGCGATGATGTCCTTGGTAGCAGTAAGACCACCCCCATTGGGGCTGGTAGTATTGATGAACTCGTCAGTATCAGTCGCGGAACCCTTGCTGACAAACGAGTTGGTCTGGGTGACGACGCGGCAGCCGTAGATGGAGCCAACCTCGCCCTTGTAGAACGGCACACCCTTGTTGCCGTAGTTGGAGGCGTTCAACCAGTCGCTGTCGCGCATCAGGTCGCGGGCAACGCGGGGATCGGTGGCGAGGACGTAGCTGCCATTGATCAGCGGGGCGCGATTGCGCTTCAGCCGGGTCATCGAATCGAGGACAGCCGAAGCGGTCATCGTGACGTTCGCAGCGGTGGTATCGGTATTCAGACCAGAGAAGGTCTGGTTCGTCAGCGTGGCCGGGTTTCCGTACACCTTGATACCGCCGGAACCGGCGGCGGTGTTACAGGCATCCGAGTTGTCGAACGCAGGGCCGGCCTGTTCTGGGCCAGTACCAAGAACCGAAGTTCCAACGTGAAGCGACAGGTTGGAACCGATCAGCGTGTTGCGGATCACCGAGTCAACCCAGAGAGCCATGTCCAGACCAGAGGTCTTGGTGGCCTGCTGCAAGCTGTTGAACAGGTCGGTGGCGCGGAGGATGTCCGTGAGGCCGATGACCTGACCGTACTGCGACAGACTCTTGTCGAGCTTGTTCAGCGCGAGAGCGCGGTAGTTGGCCGAGGCGATGGCCGTACCCTCACTCAACGACTGGACACTGCCAATGCTCGGGGCTCCGAAACGGAACATCGAGATGGCCTTGTTGCCATTGTTCTTGGGGATCGGGGCCTTCATGCCGAACTGATCGAGGATCGTCTCCTGAGTGACGATGCTGAGCAGCTCCTTGCTGAAGTAGTTCTGGAACTGGTTAGTAAGCGTGGTTGAGGTCGTGACTGGCATATTTCAGTTGTGGTTGTGCCTTAGGCTGCTTCCCGGTCGAACTCTCGTGACGCTCGCATGAGCGCCTCCCTCTGCTCCTTGAGGGACAGCTTGGAGAAATCCTTCTCCTCGGCCTTGAGTTGTCCTGCCGGAATGCTCTTCCCAATGGCGGTCTTCTGCTGGAGCTTTTCCAACTGTTCCTTGAGAGCCTTGTTCTCGCTCTCAAGCGACTGAGCTTTGCCAGCGGTATCTTGCAGCTTCATCAGTTCAACCGCATGGACAAGTCCATCCGGCATCCCCGTGAGGAACGGCACACGCTGCAAGATCTCAACAGTCCGCTTGTACTCGGCACTCGACTGATCCTTCAACCACGGCTCCTTGTCGGCCAATCGATTGTAGTTGTCAGCCCACTGCTTTGCCATGCGCTCCTGCTGGACCTTCTGCGCCTGCTGGGATGCGGACTTGCGAACCCCCTCGGCCTTGGCTCGCGCTGCCTTGGCCAACTGGGTATCGCCATCAGCATCGAACTCCTTGGCCGCAGCCTCGTAGTCCTCCGCCGTGTAGCCCTTGTCATCCCTGAAGGAATTGGCTTCCGCACTCTGGGATTGCTCCCGCTGCTTCTGCCATTCCTCCCGCTCCCGTTTCACCGCCTCGCGCTCGGCCTTGATGGCCTCCTTCTCGGCGTTGATCTGCTCCCAAGTCTTGGCCTTTCGCTGTTGCTCCTGGGCAAACTTGGAATCCCGCTTCTGCTCAGCGGGCGGCTTCTGCTCCTGCTTACTCTCGCTCTTGGCCGTGTTCTCAACCTCTTTTCCGGCGGACTCCACTTCTGTGGTTTCCTTCTCGGCTGGAGCAACCTCTTGTTTGGTTTCCGGCTGCTCCTTTGCCCGATTGTCGATATCGACACCGGAGTCGAAGTCGTTGGCCAGCGCGAGCATCGCATTGGCATCCATCGCCCCGCTCTGATTCTCTTCTGACATATTGTGCTTTTACTCGTTTGCCGGTCCGCACAGACACAGCAACCGCAACTTGATCCTATGTGTTCGTGGCAGAATCAGGATCATCATCCTGCCCCGTAATTGATTCCTGATCGGCCATCACTTCGATGACCTTCACAAGACTGGCCTGACCCATTGCAAACCCTGCCGAGTATTGCAAATGGTTTCGGTCCGTAATCGCAGAAGCGTTCTGCATCAGGACCGTGTTCAGTAGAGCTTCCTTGAACCGTTTGCCGGTATCGCTCTTGAAGAAATTGTTGAGCGCGATCGCGTCATCCTTGCGCCATGGCAACGGATCAACCCAACGCTGGTGACGCGCAAAAGTCCATGCCGCACGGAGTCGGCCAATGAATGTGATCATCAGCCCTTCTTCCTGCCGGCAGCCGCACGGCGCATGAACTCCGCAGCCCCGAGCTTCTTGCGCCCGATCCATGCCGCCAGAGCCTTCGGATCATCCGCGCCCTCCTTCTTGAGCTGCGTGGCCAACTTGCTGAACTTCGTAGGTTTCTTCTTCATGTGGTTACCATGCCTTGCACGACCAGTGCCTGGGCGTTGTCTTGTCCGTCGCCGTGTCGCAGTTGTGCCGCGCACGAAAGTTCTTCCGCCGACCCGGATCATCCTTCTTGATCTCCATCTTCGGATCACCGAACCGGACCTTGATCACAGTCCCCTTCGGATTGCGGACATACACAGCCTTCTTCTTCGCCTCGCCCGGCGTGTAGAACGGCTTGTTCAACGTGACCTTCTTGCCCTGGTACTCAGCCATATCTCATTCTCCAAATAGCGGCGATTCCTGTATCTCCTTCAACGTCCCATTGCTCCTGGCCTTCTGGAACCGCACCTTCGGCGGAACCCCCTCCTCAAGCTGCTGCATCACAGAAACTGAGGTGGTCACCACAGGCTCAGGCATCTTGATATGAACGACCGGCGGAGGAGGGGGCGGAGGAGTTGGATTCATAGGCTGGAACTCGCCGCACCAATCCATCGCATGGACAGTGGGCCAACAAGTGGGTCTGCTGCTCGGCGGATACCTCCGACAGGTTCCATCCACAGCGCGGTATCGACAATCGTTACAGGTCATTGGACAGCAGGAACAGGGGCCGGGGCCGGGGCCGGGGCCTGCTGGGCCGCGAGCATCCCCGTACTCTCAAAAAACTTCTGGATCTCCTTCCGCAGCTTCCGCGCCTCATTCGTCGCCACCTGTTCGTAAGCCTGGAGCAGACTGTCCAGCCGGCTCATGAACGCATTCTTCGCCACAGGACTCAACACCTGACCCTGCTGCATCGCCCCATTCAGATACTGCATCAACACCCCAATCCTCCCCGCATAGTTCTGACCAGGCTTCGCAGGCACAGGCACACCCACGAGCAGCGTCGGGATCGTCTTCGCCTCATCCTCCAACTCATCCACCTGCTTCTGCCCCGGATCCCGCAGCAACCGCTTCACCAGACTCGGGTCGTCCAACTCCATGATGCTCTTGTCCAACTCCACCTGATCCACCCAAGGCGAGTTCATGAACAACTGCTTCCGGTTGATGGCCTGCTGCACCATCATCTGACGACTCACCATGTCCATCCCACCCTTCGGCTCCAACTCATACTGGTCATGCAACGCAACCGGATCCGCCTCCAACGAATCCTCCGCAAACCGATACCTCAGACTCTTGCTGTCGTACTGCACATACAACGCCCACGCCTGACGATACAGCTTGCCCAAC